AGCACTTCATCAAGAGTAATAGCTGTTGCACCTGCAGTAGTTACACCAAGTTGTGCTCCTCCTGTTGCTGCAAGGATACCGGTTGGTTTTCCAGAGCCATCACCAATGAAGAAGGATTCTTCTTCCTTGTTGCCGATACGCCTTGCAAATTCTCTTGCAATATAGTTTTCAAGTGGAAATACGCTATCGTTTAAAAGTTCCTCAGAAACCTTAATCATCGTACCCAGCTTATATGCTCCAATAGACACTTGACCGAAGCTGTCATCACTTTCAGGTATTGCTCCTTCCTCGTCAATCCATGAGGCTGTTCCCTTAGATGCTACTACTGGAATTTTACGATCGCCAGAAGCAGTAGTAATGACATTTGCAAGTCTACGGAAAAGATTCTCATCCTCGAGGGTTTCCACAAGGGTTTTCTCGAATTCATCTGGCACAAGATAACCTCCCTCAGTATCAGTGCCCACCTGTAACGCATTCTTTACGGTTGGATCGAGGCCCTCACCAGCACGTGTACGCATAGCATTCCAGAATGCTTTTCTGTATTCATCAGTTGCTCTGCCAGTCTTGCCTTCCAGTTTTGGATTAGTCGGCTTGCCTGTCAAAGGGTTAGCCATAGGAGCGTTAAGTTCCGCATCCAATATGGCCTGTTTTTCCAAACGGTCGATTTCCTTACCAAGAGCAATTACATCAGCTTCCATTTTGTTATAGGTTGCTTCATCCTCAGCAGAAATCAAACCATCTGTGCCACGCTTAGTATCTAAGAACGCTTTTGTAGCGTCCCATGCTTTCGCGCGTTTCTCGCGCAATTCTAAAATCTTGTTCATAATCTTTTCCTCCTATTAATGAATAATGTTGTTGAGCCGCTTTTCCAGCGAATCAACGGGTGTACCTTTTTTAGCAGTTGTTTTCTTGGGACATACTTTACCAAGTAACGAATTTGTGACTGCTCTACGGCTAAACGCATAGGTGAAGTTCTCTTGCTGAATATGCTTTTTCTCATCCTCCAAAATTTCATCTGCAAAGCCGAGTTCAATTGCCTTATTGGCATTCAGCCAGGTTTCCGCATCCATGAGATGTGAAAGCTTGGTTCTTGATAAACCTGTCTTGATTTCATAAGCATTGATGATGCTTTCCTTTACTTCCGATAGCATGGCTATGGCCTTTTGCATCTCTTCGCTGTCACCAATGGCTACAGTCAAGGGGTTATGCACCATCATCAGTGCAGTAGGTGCCATAAATACAGTAGTTCCAGCCATAGCGATTACGGAGGCAGCAGATGCGGCGATGCCGTCAATCTTGATGGTCACTTTGCCTTTATAGTCCATGAGCATGGTGTAAATCTGGCTTGCTGCAATGCAATCACCACCCGGTGAATTCAGCCAAATAACAATGTCACCCTCACCGGCAAACAAATCTTCTTTGAAGGCCTTAGGAGTGACATCATCATCAAACCATGATTCCTCGGCAATTACGCCGTCGAGGTAGAGCGTTCGAGTGTCGGATTTTTCATCCTTGACCCAGTTCCAAAATTTCTTCATTGGGTTTCCTCCAATCTTGTCGTATTTGCGAACGCACCAGCGTCCTGTAATTTGGTCATTGCTCCATTAATGAGATAAAGATCACCTCCAAGTTCCTCTGGAATTCGGTCAAGGTTCTCAAGCTCTCTGATGTCATTCGCACTCATCCAGCCATTTTGTCTAGCCGTTGCGTAGCCACTCATACGGCTTACATAATCTCCTCGAAGCAGACCATCCACATTAAATTTGATAAATACAGTGGGTTTTTCACTTGCTGTGAGAAGAGAACGGAACATATTTTGTTCCCATCGCACTACCCAAGGGTCAAGTGTGTATTTCACAAACTCTAAGGATTGTTGCTCAATATTTGAAAAGCTGCTTTTTTCAAGATCAGCCAGCATATGTGGTGGTACTCTAAAAATACGGGCGATTTCATTAATCTGAAATTTCCGTGTTTCAAGAAACTGTGCTTGCTCGGGAGGGATACCTATTTGCTGATACTTCATTCCTTCTTCCAGAACAGCCACCCTGTGAGAATTAGTTGAACCTTGATAGGCAGCATTCCAGCTGTCCTTTACTTTCTGTGGGTCCTTGATTGTTCCGGGATGCTCTAGAACACCACCAGGTGCAGCACCATTAGCAAAGAACTTAGCACCGTATTCCTCCGTAGCCATGGCAAGTCCAATGGCATTTTTGGCCATAGCAATGGGTGAATATCCTACTAATCCATCAAACCCTAAGCCGGGGATGTGGAGTACATCAGATGGGTCCAGATAGACCAGGCTGTCTTTACCAAGAGTAGGTGCGTCCTCTATGCTTCGCTGATATAAATAAAAAAGCCGTCCGTTTTTATCACGGTCGACTGTCATTTTGTTTGGCATGAGAGGATAGAGAGCGATAACCTCGCCACGGGCATTTCGGATAATTTGTGCGTAAGCATTTCCCCATAATAAAAGATGACTCATCAGCGTTTCACGAAACGTAAATGAAGTCATCTCAGGGTTTGGCTCATCGTGGAGCAATCTATATAATGGATGTTTTAAATGTTTCTCTTTGCCACCGCTATCATTGTATTTATAAACATGAAGCGGAAGTCCGGCTAATGTTTCAGCTAATATTCTCACGCATGAGTAGACCGCCGTCATCTGCATTGCCGTATGTTCGTTGACAGGCTTTCCAGCAGTGGTTCCTCCGAAAAAGAAACTGTATCGGCTACCGCCAAGACTATCTTTAGGCTTGTCACGGGCCTTAAATATCCCTTGTAATATTCCCATTGACATCACTCTCCTTTATCAAAAAATAAGAAGACCACGTTCATCATAAACAGAAGAGCCTGTGCCTCCTCCACAACGAATTGCACGGTCAAGAGCCATAATGGTTGCTACGGCTCCGTCAATCTTCTCAGTGGACTTTTCTTTATCTGCCTTTATATTTCCGGCAGGGTCTGTTCGGATATAAATGTTATCCATCATCCAGCGAAGGACTGGATGTCCTCCATGAGCGATTTTCTGTTCCAAGGTCAGTTTCATGAGCTCTTTGGTCGGTGGAGACATATCTTTAAAGCCTTGACCGAAAGGAACCACTGTAAAGCCAAGGTTCTCAAGGTTCTGCACCATCTGCACAGCGCCCCAGCGGTCGAAGGCAATTTCTCTGATGTTGTATTTCAAGCCAAGATCATCAATAAAGGTTTCAATAAATCCGTAATGCACCACGTTGCCCTCGGTGGTTTGGATAAATCCTTGCTTTTCCCATATGTCATAATTCACGTGGTCGCGTCGTACGCGTAAGTCGATATTGTCCTCCGGCATCCAGAAAAACGGCATAACAGTGTATTTATCATCCTCATCCAACGGTGGAAAGACCAGTACGAAAGCTGTGATATCAGTGGAAGAGGAGAGGTCAAGCCCACCATAGCAGACACGCCCTTTCAGGGATTCCGGGTCCACAGTGAAAGCGCAGGCATCCCATTTGTCCATTGGCATCCAGCGTACAGCCTGTTTCACCCATTGATTAAGACGAAGCTGCCTAAAACTGTTCTCCTCAGCAGGGTTTTGCCTTGCTGATTCAAAGGCTGCTTTGACTTTATCCATACTGACTGTGATTCCCAGAGAAGGATTTGCTTTCTTCCAGACCTTTGGATCTGTCCAATCGTCCTCAGGATCGGCCCCATATATAACGGGATAGAAGGTAGGATCGTTCTTTCTGCCGTTCATGATATCCAACGCTTTTTGGTGTACTTCCCAGCAGATGCTGTTCTGGTTGTCCCCGGCAGTGGTTATAAGGAAATACAGCGGCTGCATTCTTGCATCACCGCTGCCCTTGGTCATAACATCATACAGTTTTCGGTTAGGTTGGGTATGAAGTTCGTCAAACACCACGCCGTGGGTGTTGAAGCCGTGCTTGTTTCCGACATCGGCTGAAAGCACTTGATAAATACTGCCTGTCGGCTGATAGATGAGTCGCTTCATGGAGTCCAGGATTTTCACTCGCTTGGACAGAGCAGGACACATTCGTACCATATCCGCCGCAACGTTAAAAACAATAGATGCCTGGTTGCGGTCGGCAGCGCATCCATAAACCTCAGCGCGTTCCTCATTATCTCCGCAGGTGAGCAACAGGGCAACAGCCGCCGCAAGCTCACTTTTTCCCATCTTCTTAGGTATTTCTACATAGGCAGTGTTGAACTGCCGATAGCCGTTAGGCTTCAGCGTCCCAAACACATCACGGATAATCTGCTCCTGCCAGTCGATTAATTCAAAAGGCTTACCCGCCCATGTACCTTTCGTGTGAGAGAGTGCTTCTATAAAGGACACCGCATAATCGGCGGAGGACTTATCGTAGACTGAATCTGCCGCCTTAAACCGTGTCGGTGTGTATTTCTTGAGTTTTCGTATATCCGCCGCCTCCTTCCGAGCATAAAAATAGACCTGCATTAAGCAAGCCTTCAAAATCTATCTGTACGAGAAACAGAGCCTTATCGGCACTGCTCTCTGGTTATTGTTTAGTTGTTTATTTCTCTTCACCGGTCAGTATGAAATGGGCATACTCCTTACAATTATCTTCGAGGTACACTGTCAGCTCATGGAAACCCATATCGTAGGCAATGCGCTGCACCGTCGCTACATCAAACATATTCGTCTGGCCAGTGTCACGGATAGCGAGTATCTGTTCCTTAATCTTCTTATCCATTTTCAACCTCCTTAGAATCAAGGGCAGCCTGTTTTAGGATGCTGATATCGAAGTCCGCACTCTTGTATCCCTCTAAAATAATGCTGTAGTAATAACAGCTTGGACTGCCGAGCGGTCGTCCTTCATTCATGATGTAGACCATAGTTTCTACATTTCTTTTGCCAAGTCTCACTTTAACCTTTTCCTTTCGGTATAGAAACGGAAACCCCTCGTAGCGGTCGAGTGCTGCTTCGTCAGCCGGGGTAATCTCCCACAGCAGGCATGGCACTGTCTTGCCCTTAAAAGGCTCCACGGTCGCGACAGCGCCGCCGTGTCCGCCTCGAAACAATAACTGGTAGTCCTTCAAAACCACCGGCCCGACAGGCTTTGCTGTGGGGCAACGGTGCGCCATCTGCTCAAGGTTAAGGTTTGAGCCATAGGCGAGATATAATGTTTTATTCATAGTCCTTGTCCTCCTTATTTTTGCAAGGCAACCGCTCAGGCCGCCCGAAATCGCCAAGCTGGCGAGCCGCCCAAGTGGGTGGTTAAATGTTCACGGCAGTTTGCGAATTCCTCGCCGATGAAACCGATGCGGTTGAGGTAGGTTCGCATTGCAAACTTTTCATTCTCGACCTGCGGTTTCTTTGCAGAGGCACACTTTTGTGTCAATGCTTGGTTGTTCAGTGCAAGGGTGAGAACAATGTAGCTTCTAATCTTGCCTGCATGAAGTTCACTGTTAAATCCTCTGAGTTCGACCGTGTGGTTTCCGTTGAAAAAGCTGTGCAGGTTAAGAAAATGGTATCGGCTTGAATGGTAATGTCGATTGGTACTTTCGCTATAACCCTCATACCAAAGGCTCTCAATTTGTGCCAGCGTTTTTGGTTTCTTACGGTTGATTTTTTCCACCAGAATCTCATCCATCTTTTTGCAGTAACCCATTCGTGAAGGTGCTATCTGCAATGCCTTGTAAAAAAGGTCGTTCTTGCTTGCGATGATATTTACAAAGTTTCGAATGCTCCTTGCTGTGTGCTCTGCTCCGTCTAAGTGAATGTGTATTCCGCAGGAGTTGTTGGTGAAAGCTCCTGCCTTGCGTAACCTACGTACCAGTTCCTGCAATGTTTCAATATCCCCTTGGTAGGTTAGGATAGGACTTACCAGCTCTACGCTGTATTCTTTGGTTGCTGCAACCTTCTGCCGTCCTTGTTTCTTCTGGCAAGAGATGCTACCATCGCTCATAATTTTCCAAACCCGTCCGTCAGCGGTTGCAATCTTCTTGGTGTCGTAATAG